CGTATTTACTTAGGTCTGGCGTAAAGCCTAGGTTGGCTGCTTTTTGATAAAATTCGTCTATTTTTTGTTGTACTATAACTCTGTCGTCTAACAAACCTTGCGCTAGTAAATACTCTTCGGTTTTTAGAACTTCATATTTTACGCCTGTCTCTAGCCTATCTTCTACAACAGTTTCGTATTCAGCAAACCTTGCTGTCATATCCTGTATAAGGTCTTCTATTTCGTCTTGCAACGACAGGGTAATGTTTTTTTTATCCTTAAATAGCTTGTTAAATACTACTTTTTCTGTACTCATAATTATATAACGTTAGTTTAGTTTTTTTTGCATTTTTACTCGTTTACAGCTGTTATACGTCCGATGCCTTGCGCCCAGAGCGAGCCGTCGCAACAGTCAATACTGTATGTTTTTTCGTCTTTACAAAGGCATGCTCGGCTACCGCCAGTTGGCGACGCGTTGTTGCCTCGTTCGACCTGGTAGTTGTTTTTGCGTTTACGTCTTCTATTCATAAAATTATTTTTGCGACATTTTAATTAACGCCTGTTTAATTTCTAGTAGCTTTTTAGCTGCCGACAGCTCTTCGGCTAAGTCTTCGACTATCCAGCTTTCGACTAACGAAACGCCGTCAACCTCTTTAATATGCTCGTAGGTTGCGTTGTTAGTATTGCCTCTTTGCAAATAAAGCTCGCTAGCCTTTTTTACAGTCTCTTTTGTAAAGTGTATGTAATACTCGTCGTCGCCGTCTTTACGATATATCATTTTATTTGGCACTAAAAGCGCGCCCATAAGTATACGCTTGTCATCGTCTACTGCCTTAAACTTGTATTCTTTGTTATTTTCTTTTAACGCTACCCAGTTTTCTTCAATGGCTGGATATTCGACTAAAGAAATGGCGTCAACGCCGCTGTACTCGTCTGT